GATTGGTTGCACACCGCCATCAACCACAGCAGTACTCAATACGCCAGGTGTTGGGTTGCCATACACACCAGGAGTTTCTGTGTAAATAACACATTTGGAAGTTACTGTACCTACAATTGGTATGTCTTCCGCCGTTGTAACCAACGGTAACGCAAGTAAACTTGCAAGTAAAACTTTTTTGAACATCTTTTGCCTTTCGTTGTTTGTATGTTCTAATGTCATCTATTATATTGTGAATCTACCATAGCCCCATGTAACCTTTCTTGCGCTAGTCCAAGGCTTCTACCCCTCCGACTATCTGGTAAATTCTTATCAGGATAACGAATCACATCATTATATACACCACCTGGAATATTTATGCTATATGCACTAAACCCTGGAATATTGTTCAACATTTCTAAACTGGAAGCCTTCTGAGCATCTTCCGCACTTATCAAACTATTAATAATAATAGCCTTTTTATCAACGGCCGCCTTTTCAGCTTTCTTTTCTTTAGAGTTCAAATCCTTCTTTTTCTCATCTTCTTCAAGTAAACCCTTGCTTTGTAAAGCGTCTTTCACATATTGATTTGATAGTGGATCAATCGGTTCAGCCGCTTTCAAAACCAGTGAATCTAGCATCGCTTGAGCATAACCTGGACAGCTTGGACTGCTCAATGGATTGTAACATGTGTCATATCGATATTTGTACACAACCGACTGATTAGTTACTTGTCCTTGACCATCAACTGTAATTGAACCATCACCCCAATATTTTGCAGGAATATTATCAACTGGCACCACTTTAGTTATTGAGTTTCCGGGTCTACCCGTCCAATCATCCTGACTCCTAAAGATATATCCTTTATCTATGGCATTTGCATTTTGTACATTTACAACCATCGCATCTTTGGTATTTTTTACAGCCGTATACTGATAAATAACACCATCAACTGTTAATCCTGTTACCGCTGGTAAAATTCCAGGCATCCGCCAAGTTGAACCTTTGCCTGCGGCATTGGTTGTTGTACCATTAATTATTTCAGAGTAAGAGCAAGAGCAATAAACTAAGAATCCCGCCAATACTATAAATTGTTTTACGGTCATCACTCATTCCTTCCGTCTGGGTAATTCCAGGTTGTAAATTTTTATTTGCTTTCCAAGATTCTTTTGCTTCCGCACCAATGGCACCGTCAAACGGACATGGAGTTCCGGCCATCATCATGGCGTCAAAAACTCGTTTGTCCTGACACAATGTGGATACGGCAGCAACTTTCATACCCATGTCAAAAAGCGTTTTGGATAATTTCAATCGTTCACAGTTCATATCTTTGACTGTTGTTCCGGCTGAAATACCTAGAATTTGTGTTTGAACGGCTCCAGCAACACCAACTGTACACAAATCGGAATTCGATATGTTCATAGTCGGCGTAATAGCCGAGGGTGGAGGAGATTTCAAAGTGGTATTTGAATCCGTTACCGAATTCACTGTACTTTTTGTGGTCGATTCCGTTACAATTGGTTGTGCATTTACGAAACCAAGATATATAATTGATAAGACACTCAACACAAACTTTTTCATTTGTACCTCAATTCTGTTGACATTTAATACGAAAAATGATAAAATAACTAATAACTTCCTATATTTATGAATAAAAGAACCTTTATGACACCTACTTTTATGCTTTTTGACAACTTCTACTCCAATGCCATGGGTGTCAGAGATTATGCATTATCTTTACCATTTAATGTTAAAGGTAATTATCCAGGTGCAAGAACCGATGTTATGCAAGGTGAACACAACACAAACGCTAAATCGATGTTTGAAGACATACTCCACAGAAAAATTACTTGGTGGCCAGAAGAATACAATACAGCTTTCCAGTACACCACGGCAGAAGATAAAACATGGGTTCACTATGATCCAACCAATTGGGCGGCAGTTCTTTATTTGACACCTGATGCACCATTGGAAGCAGGAACTGCTATTTACCGAAATAAAGAATCCAAGATTTTCATGCTAGACCGAAATGATCCTAAAACGGATTATAATTCCTCTGCTGAGGATATAAACGAAGTTGATAAATGGGAACCAATCGTTCAGGTTTCAAACATTTTTAATCGTTTGGTTATTTACCGAGGTGAATATTACCACAGAAGTATGTTGCCAGGCTTTGGTGATTCGAAGTATAATGGACGATTGTTCCAAACTTTCTTTTTTAACGCAGAGGTATAATTGTGAATATTAAAGGTTTCAAACTTGTTACAGGTGAAGAAGTTATTTCCAACACGACCATCGGTGCAGATGGTCGTGCATTACTTATAAATCCAATGCAACTCAGAGTAGTACCACCTAAAATTAATGGTGCACCACCTTCTATGGGTTTTGTTCCGTTTCCAGCTTTTGCTGACCAATCAAAAGATGTTGCAATTATGATTGAACCCTTGCACATTGCATACACGTATGAACCAGACCAGAACATTATTGACAATTACAATGCAATGATGTCCGGCGGTTCTTCAAACCAACTAATCACAGGCTAATGTCTCTTTTCTATACAAATGTACAATCTGTTGGTAACAACATCTTATATCGTGGTGTTACTGATGGTAAACGCACAAAAATTAAAATTCCCTATCAACCGACACTTTATGAACCGGCAAAGAAAGTAACAAACTTTACTTCACTTGATGGTACATATTTGCAGGATCACAAATTCGATTCGATGCGTGACGCACGTGATTATCTCCGTCAGTTCGAAGGTGTCTCGGGTAAAACCATCTATGGTCAGAATCGTTTTGAATATGCCTTCATCGGTGAACAACACAAAGAAATGATTGATTGGGACTTTGATAAAGTCTCTATTGCTATTGTCGATATTGAGGTTGGTTCAGAGAATGGTTTCCCCGATCCATACGAAGCTAATGAACCAGTTACTGCTATTGCTCTCCGATTTATCGGTGGTCATATGTTCGTTTTCGGTTGCGGTGATTATGAAGTCAAAGGTCAAGAACGATACATGAAGTGTAAAGATGAGTATCACTTGCTGAAGTTCTTCCTTAAACTTTGGCAAGAGAAATGTCCAGATGCTTTGACTGGCTGGAACACCAAGTTCTTTGACGTACCATATCTTGTGAATCGTATGCGTAAAGTTCTCGGTGAAGACGAAGCCAAGAAATTGTCTCCGTGGAATATCATCTCTGAACGCCAAGCATTTGTTATGAATCGTAAAATGACGGTATATGAACTTGTTGGTGTCGGTGACCTTGACTATCTTGAACTGTATAAATGGTATTCACCAAACGGTAAGTCACAAGAATCCTATCGTCTTGATGCCATTGCACAGTTTGAACTCGGTGAAGGTAAAATCTCATATGAAGAATATGAGAACCTCCATCAACTTTATCGTTTGAATTACCAACTCTTTATTGAATACAACATCAAAGACGTTGACTTGATCCTAAAACTTGAAGATAAGTTAAAGTTGATTGAACTTGCTCTCACTCTAGCATATGACACAAAGACTAACTATGACGATGTGTTTGCACAGACTCGTATGTGGGATGCTCTGACTTATAACAACTTGATGAATCAGAATATTGTGGTTCCTCCACGTATTGTCAAAGAAAAGAGTGAAGCGTTTGAAGGCGCTTTCGTAAAAGATCCACAAGTTGGTCTTCATAATTGGGTTGCTTCATTTGACTTGAATTCATTGTATCCACACTTGATGATGCAATACAACATTTCACCTGAGACTCTGATTGAGCCAGAAAATTACACACAAGAAATGCGTGATGTTCTGTCACAAGGTGTTACTGTTGATAAACTTCTGAAAAAGCAAATTGATTTGTCTGCTCTTGAAAATGTAACAATTACTCCGAACGGTCAATTCTTCCGTACAGACATGCAAGGCTTCTTACCTAAAATGATGGAAGACATGTATGAAGACCGTAAGAAGTTCAAGAAGATGATGATTCAGGCTAAGAAAGATTATGAGGCTGAAACCGATGATTCTAAGAAGTATGAAATTGAAAAACGAATTGCTAGATTCAATAACCTACAACTTGCAAAAAAGGTATCTCTCAACTCTGCTTACGGTGCTCTTGGTTCTCAGTATTTCCGTTTTTATGATCTACGTATGGCCTTGGGTGTCACCACTGCTGGCCAATTCAGTATTCGTTGGATTGAATCTAAAATCAATGGTTACATGAACTCTCTGCTGAAAACAAACAAAGATTATGTGATTGCCTCTGATACAGATTCGATTTATCTCCGTCTCGGTGAATTGGTTGACAAGTTTATTAAAGACACTTCTGATAAGAATAAAGTCATTTCTTTTATGGATAAAATCTGTGAAGAAAAGATTCAACCGTTCATTGATAAGTCTTACAAAGAACTTGCAGACTATGTTCATGCATACGACCAAAAGATGCAAATGAAACGTGAAGCACTTGCAGACAAAGGTATCTGGACTGCAAAGAAACGTTATATAATGCACGTGTACAACAATGAAGGCGTTCAGTATACCGAACCGGACATGAAGGTCATGGGCCTTGAAATGATTAAGTCCTCCACGCCTGCGCCTGTGCGTGAGAAGATGAAACAAGCACTTCAGATTATGATGAAAGGTTCCGAATCTGATATGCATACATTCATCGATACTTTCCGAACTGAGTTCAAGAAGTTGAATGTGGAAGATATTTCATTTCCACGTGGTATTAATGGTCTCAAAGAATATGCTAACAAGACTACCATT